TTTTTATACTTATAAGTTTCACAAAGTAATAAGTTAAGTATAGACTAACGGGTTTGTACAAATTTAACAGACAAAAGTGAGGTAGATATAAAATGGTATATACAGATTATAATAAGAATACTTTGGATATTACTAAATTCAAAGAATATATAAAAAACAATGTAGAAGAAAAAGAAGATAATACTATAAAGAATTATAAAATTATGTGTCAACTCATTGGAGAAGAGGAGTGTACAGGAAATTCAAAAAAAGCACAGATTAATCGTTGGAAAAGATATTTTGAGTTTCATAAGGAAGGACAGAAATTTGTTATTGATGAGATATACGATGAGCCATTCCCTACGGATGATGCTCGTAAACGCAGAGAAGGTCTTTATGTGAAGTACATAGAATTGTTACTTTTGGAGTTTCTTTCAAAACAGGTTGATTACAAAGTAACATTGGGTAACAAGGAAATGTATCGTATTCTCGGTATGACTAATGACCGTTATGATATTAGAAACAGAATGGGTTCTGCTAAGGCAAATGAGATATTAAGACAGACTATTATGAATAATGAGGATAAATTTGCTTTTACAAATACCCCCAAGGTTTCTAATTTTGATATAAACAACTTTTATTTCAGAGCAGAACAGAAGCTTAACAGGATACTTTATTCAGCTCTTAGGAGTATGAAAAATAGATTCCTTATTGATTATAAGAAAGTCAATATTATAGCTGAGTATGACGATGATGAAGATTCTCAGTATCTTAATTATAGAGAGTCAAATGCTTATGAAGATAAGATAATACTTGAAGCAAAAAATAAAATCATCAAGGAAATGGGATATGATAATATGACAGAGATAATGCTCCGTTATAAATGTGACGATTTTTATGAAAAGTTTAATAAATATGTCAAGGAAGAGTATGGGTGGGAAAAGTGTTATCCCCAGCTCAGAGTTGTTTACATTGATGATATTGCTAAACAAATACCACTTAAAGAAGAAGAGATAAAAAAGCTTTCTATTGAAGACAAAAGAACTCGGCTCAATGAAGAGATAATTAAATGTCTTAATACACAGGCAGAAAAGAAATATAAAGAAGCTGAGGCAAGGTTCTTTGAATATGAGTGTGATAAGGCTGAAGCAGAAGAAAACGGTGAATGGGGTAAATATAATCCTTTTGAGAGAGAACCATTTATGTATAAGTCTGATTACGTGGAGATTCAAATAGCATTAACTGATTATCTTTTGAATATTCGTTTTGAGGAATTAGAGGTAAACCCTAAGAAGAACGATGATAAAAGTGCTGAATAACCTATTCATCAAATATACTACAGGCAGTTGTTACATAGACGGTGAACCAAGGAATGTCCCTAATATATATGTACTTCCCAATGACCAAGCTGAGAATAACATTAAGGCTTTGCTGGAAGAACTTAAACAGAGGTATAGGGTTGAGGATTTTGCTCCTGTACTTGCTCCTTCTGCTAATAGCGAGTAAGTGATAAAATTTATTGTAAAAATCACTTGACAAACTGAAATTTCCAGTATATACTATACTTAGGAGCAGTGAAAGGCTCGGAAATAAAATATACATATCAAAGGAGATGTTGAGATGAATACATTAAAACTTACAACCACAGAAAACTTTATGGATGCTATTCCTTGTGATTTTTGGAACACTGCCGATGATGAATACCTTGTAACGAGAGAACAGATTGGTAGAGCATTGGGATATAGTAATCCAGCAAAGGCTATCGAGAAAATTCACTTGAAGCATAAGGACAGGCTGGATAGATTTAGTTGTCGTATAAAGAGTGAACTAAGTCGCTCCCCCCAGTTTGGGGGTGGTGGTAATGGAGGGAACGGAGCTATTCAAGAACGTACCTTTTATAATCGTAAAGGTATAATGGAAATTTGCCGTTGGTCACGTCAGCCAGTTGCCGATGAATTTATGGACTGGTGCTATGATGTTATCGAAAATCTCATAATTAATAAAGCAACTTCAAGCAATGCACCTACTATAAATAAAGAAACTGCTATTCAGATAGCCAGTGCAACCAATAATATCTCTCGTATCGCACAGATGCTTACTACAATCACACCGCCAATGTTATACTCCAAATGGAAGACTGATGTGAGCATACAGATCAGACACTTAGCTTCTCGTATGGGCAATAATACTAACGATGGTATCAGAACTATTTATGGAGAAATATACAAAACTATGCGTGAAGAGTATGATATGCCAGTGGACAAGTTCAAGCAACAATACATAGAGAAGCACGACATAACCTATAATCCTTATGCTATAGATATAGTAGATGATACTCCTGAACTAAAGGAGTTGTTCACCAAGATACTCAATGAAAAATATGTGGGGATAATGGAAAGTTAAAATTTGAAGTAGATAATAACATCACTTGTATAATTATTAAAAATAAATATTAACTTAAACCCATATACTTATATCCTTCTGACAGCTCGAAACATATTTATTGAAACGGGGCTTGGCTCAGAGGATATATGCTATGTGGTCTGAGTGAGATGTGATAAGTTAAGTGGCGATACTATTATAATGTAAATAAAAGGAGATAATAAAAATGACAAACAATACGGTGGCAACAGTAACAACAGTAAATACAACAGATTCAAATACTACAGAAATAGTATTATTTAATAATCCCGATTTTGGACAGGTTAGAACATTGATGATTGATGGTGAGCCTTGGTTCGTGGGGAAAGATATCGCAGAAGTGCTTGATTACAATAATCCTCTAAAGGCATTAAGAATGCACGTTGATGAGGAGGACAAAGGGGTGAACAAAATGTTCACCCCTGGAGGCAATCAAAATGTTATCATTATCAATGAGAGTGGTCTTTACAGTTTGATACTTAAAAGCAAACTTGCTTCCGCAAGACAGTTTAAACGATGGGTAACATCTGAAGTTCTTCCTTCTATTCGTAAAACTGGTGGCTATGGCGTTACAAACAATAATACAGAATTACTTGCCGAAATAGCCAGTCTTAAACAAGAGGTTGCGGAAATAAAATCTCTGGTTATCCCTACACAGTCCAACTATTTCCTGTGGAAAAATAGTATTGCAACGCCTCTTGTAAAAACAGTGTCTAAAATTCTTGGCATATCTATAACTGATACATATAAAGCAATCTATGATGATATGGCATTAAGAGGTTTCAATCAACCTTATGCTATGAATAGATTTTGTAATAAGTATAAGGTTGATAGTGTTTCAACCATTGATGCTGTGGCTGATGTCGATGAGTATATAAGAATGTTTATGGATAGTGCTAATAAGTTCTTGGAAATGAATACTACTACCTCAGATACTTCAATTGTAAAATCAGAAGTAAATAATAACATTAACACGACAAATTCAGTTATAGACTACTCTACCCTTACGGTAGAAGAAATTATAAAGCCACTTGTTGACCTGTATCACGACACATCTGTAAACAACGCTTATACATATAGGAGAGTTTATAAAGTTATGCGTTCCGATAGAAGTTGGAAGGCTCTGATGACACGCAGACATTGTAAGAGTAAGAAGAATCTCGTGACTAAGTTTGATGATATTAGACGTGATTTTGTCAAGGCTGTAAATCAGCTTATGGAAACTGGCAATGTGGAAGTAGGTGGTGTAGTATGAACTTTGCCAAGGAATTTGCTTCCGTAGGGTTACATTACGATTGTTCTACTTGCGGATTTATAAACTGTTCAAGCCGAGGTCTTCCCTACTGTTGTGACAACTATTTCCCTAAGAATATGAGTAAAATTATGGATAGTATTTCGTTCAATCTTCGAATGAATACTGGTAAATCACACGATAAGAGACTTATAAGAAGACCTGTTGATAACAGACACAAGATGACTTGTGACGGTGATACTTTAGACAAGTATTATGTTGGTATGATAAATGATACGTTGTCTGAAATCAGGAAGGGCAAAATTGCTTATTTATTTCATCTGTCACAGATACAGGAAGTTATGAAATTTGAGAATATTGATTTTACATATGATGTTGTGGGTGGTAATTTTGCGGTTAGGTTAAGAAAGGAAGATAATAAATGACTAAAGAACAATTTATAAAACTTATGACAGTTGTAAAGGAAAGATACTACTCGTTGGAAAGTATATACGACAAATTCAACGAGTTATTTGGAGAAGTTGGTGATAGATTTATTGACAACACATCGTTATTCCCTATTATAAAGACTATTTCTGAAATTATCGGTGACGATGAAGGTTGGATAGAATGGTACATATACGAAAAAGAATGGGGAACTAAGGAAGATATAGAAGTTACTGATGTAAATAATAATGCTGTGCCTTCCGAGACATTGGAAAATTTGTGGGAACTGATACAGAGTGACAAGGATGGTGACAAATATGAATGATATAGAACTTTGGCACGGTGACTGTCTTGAACTTATGAAAAACATACCTGATAAGTCGATAGATATGATATTGTGTGACTTGCCTTATGGCACTACTGCTTGTAAGTGGGATACTGTAATTCCTTTTGAGCCTTTGTGGGAACAGTATAATCGTATTATTAAAGACAATAGAGCTATCTGTTTATTTGGCAATGAGCCGTTTTCGACTTATTTACGTATAAGTAATATAAAAAAATGGAAATATGATTGGATATGGGATAAAAAGTCAACTAATGGATTTTTAAACGCTAAAATAAGACCGTTAAAACGTACTGAAATAATTAGTATTTTTTCTAATGGGAAACCCGTATATTATCCAATAATGGTTGAACGTGGAAAGCCCAGAAATAAAGGTTCTTATAATCATCGTGAAGGCAATGGCGATATGGTGTATGGTAAATTTGAAAACTTAAAAAGTTTTAATAATCTTTACTACCCCACAAATATACTTGATTTTTCCAATGCTGTACATAAAGGAAAATTGCATCCAACTCAAAAACCCGTTTCTCTTTGTGAATATCTCATCAAAACTTATACTAACGAAAATGAAACTGTTCTTGATAACTGTATGGGTTCAGGCAGTACAGGTGTAGCCTGTAAGAACCTTAATCGTAAGTTTATCGGGATTGAGCTTGATGATACATATTTTGAGATTGCTAAAGAAAGAATAGAAAATACAAATGTATAATGAAAACAGATTTTTATTAATTTTGAGGAGATGATAAGAGTTGGCATTAAATAAATTATATTATGTTTATGGTCTTGATACGGCTTGCTTTTATACTGATGAAGAAAATGAAATCGAAAAAAGGCTTCTTAAAGCAAGACACTTGAAAAACAAATTAAAAACTAAGTATGACACAGCTGAAAAAGTTAAAATAGCAGGCAAAGTTGATACTTGGCATTTTTTAAATGAATACATAAAAAGCGCTAAATCTGACTTAAAGAAAATACTACATAACAATATTGATATTACAAGAACGGCAAGAGACGATAAACTGTTTGATAAAGAAAGGAATCCTTCAATTAAAAGACGAGTATCTATATTTGATAGTTCATTGACAAGGTATTTTGGACTGAAAGAACGTGAGTTTAATACTGAGATCGTTATTGTAAAGGTGTTTTTCTTTGATGTTGCTGAAAGCATAGTTAAACATGGATTCTATATGAATGGTTATAAGTATACTTTCTTCTCGGCATCGGCAGGTCAGATACGCACTAAAAAGCTTGTTGCTGTAAGAGAAGATTTACTTAATACTTATTGGAACTCACTCACGGCTGGTTTAAGCATTGACAGAATAAATAAAAAAGGTTCTATCTGTATCAACAAGTTTTTAGCATATCTTGCTCTTTGCAACTCAGCAACAGATTTATGGGAAGACTTCAACATTGATGATTGTATTGTTGTTGATGATTTTGAGAATATAATCAATGGTACAGTAGATTATATTGATGACAAAACCTATAACATTGAACGAGTAACAAAAGATTTAGAGTTTACTCAAACTGATGGCGTAGGTATGATACTTCCTGAATTAACAGATAGAAATTTTATGGTGCGTTTGCCGTGGATAAAGGGATTGCTTGCTAAGTTTGATTTTATAAGGTTCATTAAAGAAAACAAAGCTACTGGTGTGGTAACAGATATTTATGGACAAGAACACGATATACTAAAGGAGAATATCAAAATCATATTCACTAAAAGTCAATTAAAGATGTGGAAATTTTTTGATGATTGGAATGAGTATAAGGATAACTTTAAGAAATATCATTGTACTGCTGGAATATGTAATCGTGAAGAAGATATTATTTCGGACTCAGTAATCAACTATCAGATGATACAAACACTTTCAGATATGACTGATGAAGAAATACATTCACTTGCAAAATCAAATGTTCAAGATATTGAAAAAATGGCAAGTGATGTAAAGACGATGCTCAAGGTGTTTGGCGTTACTGAGTGGAATTGTGATAAGACTGGTTTTCAGAGGTGCTTAGAGATATATCCTGAATTACTTTCTGATTTACATTGTAGAAATACTCTTAAAGAAATAAAGAATAAATTAGAAAAAGATTTATGGTCAGCACGTTTTGATATGGGGGGTAAGTACACATTTGTAATTCCCGATTTATATGCTTTTTGCGAATGGCTGTTTTTAGGAGTTGAAAATCCAAAGGGACTTTTAAAAGATGGAGAAGTATGTTGTAAATTGTATGATAACGGTGAGAAACTTGATTGTTTAAGAAGCCCTCATTTGTATCTGGAACACCCCATAAGAATAAACTGCACTAATTTGGATTGGTTTAATACAAGAGCTATTTATATCAGTTGCCACGATTTAATTTCAAGAATTGTACAATGCGATTTCGATGGTGATAAATTACTTGTTACCAATAATAAAACACTTATTGATGTTGCCGAAAGAAATATGAAAAATATAGTGCCACTATTTTATGATATGCGTAAAGCTTCTCCTGAACCTATAACACCATCGAATCTGTATAAAGGATTATTACTCGCTTATAACGGTGGTAATATTGGTTCTCCAAGTAACGACATAACGAAAATCTGGAATAGTGGTAAAATAGATGATGAAAGGCTAACAGTTGTAAAGTGGCTTGTCGCAGAGGTAAATTACACTATTGATTATGCAAAAACGTTATATAAACCCGTCAGACCAGACAACATCAATAAAATAATAACCAGTTATACTAAAGCTAAAGTTCCACATTTCTTTATGTATGCAAAAGATAAAAAGTCAGAACAAGTTGAAAGATGCACCTCCTGTACGACAGATAGAATTGCAAAGTTGTTTCCGAAGAGAAAACTCAACTTTAATTTCAAGCAAGAGAATATTGGAAAATTCGATTACAAGGTGTTGATGAATAATCATGATGTTGAAATACTACCTGAAATTGCAGATACCTACAAAAAAATATCATCAACTCTTAATTTTAGAAATTTAGATGATAAGAAATATAATAATTACATAGCTGTATTTGATGATGCAAAGCAAAGGATTTTGAATATGCCTTACGATAAAAACGTTATTATTGACAACATTATCTTTGATTTATTCGGCAAAAGGCATACTCCATTAAAGAGAGCATTTTGGTTCTTATTTGGAGATGAAGTTTATGAGAATATAAAAAAGAATTTGGAAGACGGATTAGATTATTGCCCTCGTTGCCATAAAAGGTTTTATAAAACTCATAAGAGTCAAAAGTATTGTTCCAAATGCCAAGGTTATGTTAAACAAAAGGTTAAGACTGTTATTTGTTGTGATTGTGGTAAGGAATTTGAAATTGGTGTAAATAACAGAAAAATTAGATGTGATGAATGTTACAAAAAAGAAAGGAATCGAATAAATAGAGAAAATTTAAGGAAATATAGGAATAAGTTACAAATGTAATACCTGTTCATTTAATTAAAAAACACCCACAAATGCCGTATTTATGCGGTTTGTGGGTGCTTTTTAATTAAAAATCGATACCCTATTGGAAAGAAAAATCTATCAATCTATAACGCTTTCTTTTCGTGATATAGCAAAACTACTTCAATATACACTATATCACATAATAAGTCAAATGTAAATTGACAAATTAAACAAAAATTTATTATGAATGGTGGTTAAAATTTTGATCGCAATTTCAAAAGCTGAAGCACAGGAACTCAGAAAGATACTTCCTAATGCAGAAATTCACAAGACTCTCAGAACTAAATCGGGTCGTGGAAAGTATTATCTCGTTGAAGAAAAGAAAAATCTTATTGCTTTGGCAAAACTCAGAAATGCTGATATAAAGTCAATTACTGAGTAATCAATTATCCCCTACTGTCCCAGACCCCTACCTACTATGTCCACAAGCCACTGTGGTTCATCTCCTTTTACAAACTCTTTTCCTAAATATATACCTCCTGAAATATATTTTATCTCCTTTTCTTATAGTAGGTATGGTTGTGGGACAGTAACAAAAAATCAAATATCCTATGTAAAGCATAGGGCTGTCGGGTGGCAGTAACTTATTTTTAAGGAACACTTTAATATGATTGATGTTAAGAAACCTCTGGAAAATGCAAATCTCACTGTAAATTGTGAATATATGGATTTGTTTGATATGAGTTCACACTCGGAGAGAAAAATTTATCTTAATGATGAAATTGAAGCTATTTCAGCTCACGATATAATTTATGAAATTTTGAGATTCAATGTTGAAGATAAGGATGTTGCTGTATCTGACAGAAAGCCGATTTTACTATATTGTACATCTGTCGGAGGGTCTGTTATAGACGGATTTGGAATTATAGATGTTATTCTAAGCAGTAAAACGCCAGTATATACGATAAACCTTGCATATCAGTATAGTATGGGATTTCTTATTGGTCTTGCAGGTCATAAGCGTTATGCTATGCCAAATGCAACTTTTCTTCTTCACGATGGACAGAATTTTGTATGGGATAGTTCTGCAAAATGTAAAGACCAGCTTAAATTTCAAGAAAAGCGGGAGCAGAGGATTAAAGAATATGTTATTGAACACAGTAACCTCACTGAAAAGGAATATGACGAAAATTATCGTGTAGAATTTTACACTTATGCTGATGAAGCAAAGAAATATGGTTTTACTGACTATATTATTGGCGTAGATTGTTCATTGGACGAGGTGCTTTGATATGGGAAGAAAATTTCTTGATACTTGTTCCCTACTGGAATTAGCTAATTCATCTGATATAAATGCAAACGATATTTGTCTATCGAGTATTACATTACAGGAGCTTGAAAATATCAAAACTTCTGCAAACAAGGATAGTGAGACAAAATATCGGGCGAGAGTTGCTGTCCGAGCATTAAAAGATAATCCCGATGTTGAAATAATAGTAGTCAATAAGGACGATCATAATTGTCTTGATGATAAAGAACTTGAAATTACAAATGATAATCTGATTATTGCTTCTGCATATAGATACTCACAGGAACACGACATTGTATTTTATACAGAAGATTTGCTTTGTGGATTTATTGCTAAGAATTACTTTGGACTTGAGGCTCAGAGTGTTAAGACTGATGATAAATCTGATATGTATAAGGGATATAAAGTAGTTATTCCTACTGATGAAGAGTTGGCACAGGTCTATGATAAGGATAATTGCTACAATCTCTTTGGTTGTAATATAAATGAATACGTTGTTATCAATGATTCTGAGGGTAACTTCTGTGATGTTCTCAGATGGACTGGAACAAAATACGCTAATGTGTTTAACAAAGTTATCAAAACACTTGCTTTTGGAGATAAGATTAAAGCCAAAGATATTTACCAGCGTATGGTTATGGATAGCATTTTAAACAATACAATGACTTGCATTTCAGGTAAGGCAGGAAGCGGAAAGAGCCTTTTAAGTCTTGTTTGTGCTATGTATCTTATTGAAAATGGTAAATATGATAGTCTTGTTATACTTTTTAATCCCTGCCCTGTCCGTGGAGCAACACAGATGGGATATTATCAAGGATCGCTTATAGACAAGGCGATGCAATCAAATATCGGCAATGTATTGATAACCAAATTCGGAGATAGATTTGCCGTAGATAATTATATTGCACAAGGTAAAATTAAACTTATTCCAATGACAGAATGTCGTGGTATGGAAATAAGAGATAATGAAATTCTGTACATTACAGAAGCTGAGAATACCACTGTTGACCTTATGAAAATATGTTTATCAAGAGTAAGTTCTGGTGCCAAGGTAATTGTTGAGGGTGATTTTGAACAGGTTGATTCAAAACTTTTTGATATAAATAACGGTATGGCAAGAGTAATTGAAATTCTTACAGGCGAAGATGTTTTTGGATATGTACAATTACAGAATATTTGGCGTAGTAAGATTGCTACTCTTGTTGATAAATTATAAGGAGATATGGATAAATGGCTTCAAAAGTTAACAGAAAATATAGTTGTGACGTGAAGGGTATGATTTCTACTGATGATGGCATTATTACTATCGAGGTAGAAGATATGGAAGAGCCTGTTGTACTCGCTGACTTTATTAAGGATTTTGTTGGTAAGCCTGATTGTAAGGTTTCAGTTTCTTATGGCGAGGAACTGTAATAAGAGGTGTAAATGACTGACTATAAAAGATTTGATGGCGAAACAGATGATGCTTTGATTCTGAGAATTTGCCGAGATAAAGATATTATTGGTAGTTGGGAAGATGTTTGTGAAATTCTAAACAATTTGCTTGGTGCAAATTATCGTCCTAATACATATAGAAATAGATTTCAGAATTATGATAAATTTCGTCAGGCTGATTTAGGAACAACTGGAAACTCTCTACTTGAAGAAATCAAGGAACAGAGGAAAGAGCTTGAAAAAGAACGTATTAAGTTTCGTGATGAACGTAATGAATATAATCGCATTATAAGAGAGGAAGCAAGAAAAGAATCGTATATTGATATGGTAAAGCGTATGTTATCTGATTACGCTCCCAAGTCATTAAATTATACTACTCCTCCGTCTTATAAATCTGATACAGATATGGTTCTTGTAGTTTCTGATCTACATTGTGGAATTGAAGTAAATCATTATTTAAACCACTTTGATTCTGATATTTTGGCTGATAGGTTTGTTACTTGTCTTAGCAAAGTTATAGAAATACAGAATAGGCATCAGTCTGAAAATATTACTGTACTTATTTCAGAAGTAATAAGCGGTCTTATTCATGAGAATTTACGATGTGAAAATAATGAAAATATAATCGAGCAGTTTCTTACTGTGACACAGTATATTAGTGATTTTCTGACTGAACTTTCTAAGCATTTCAATAATGTCGAGGTACTTGTTATGCCAGGAAATCACAGTCGGGTCACACCTAAAAAGGAAAGTAGTCTAAAGGGTGAAAATATAGACAATCTGCTTATTCCTTATTTGAGGGCTGTTCTACAGAATATAAGTAATATTCATTTTCATAAGAACAATATTGACGAAAGTATTGCTATGTTTTCTGTAAGAAATAATACTATTTATGCTGTACACGGAGACAAAGATGCTCCCAATAATGTAGTTCAAAATCTTACAATGCAGTATGGCATTTGTCCCAAACTTATTTATATGGGTCATCGCCACAAGAACAGTATGGAAACTATTTATAATACAAAGGTCATTTCCGCAGGTTGTTGGTCTGGTGTTGACAACTACGCTATTGATAATAGATATAATACACGTCCTGAGACTGTACTGTCTGTTATTAATGAAAATGGTCTTGTATGTAACTATGATATTAAGTTAAATTAATTGATTTGAAAGGAATATAAAATATATGACAAAGGCTGAATTTATTACAAAGGTTAGAGAACACTCGGAGCTTTCTAAGGCACAGATTGATGAGGTGCTTACAGCAATTCTTGATACTATTGTTGATAGTGTTGCAGCTGGCGAGAAGGTCAATTTCGTTGGCTTTGGTTCTTTTGAAAAGCATAAGAGAGCCGCAAGAACAGGCGTAAATCCCTCCACAGGAAAGCCTATTGAGATAGCAGAGAAGAATGTGCCTTCATTTAAGGCAGGCAAGATGTTTAAGGATACTGTCGCTGAAAGCAAGTAATTTTGAGGTGGTTTTATGCTGAAAATAAAGTCTCATAATACATATCCTACAACAGAAATGTTAGTTGGTGATATTCTTAATGATGTCAAATGTAAACTAAACGTGTCTGTAGTAGCACAGGGAGATATTGTGAAGCCGATTATAAAGGCAATGATGAATATTGACGATATAGATATTCAGCTTCTTGACTATGATTTCTACGACTATGGCGGTGAATATTATATTGATATCGTTTGGAATAATAATATTCCTGAACTCTGGGTCGAGAAGGCTTGGGATGATGAAATCAGTAGATATCTTGGTGGTGAAGCTGATTTTTACTATGTAGCATCTGATACCAGCACAGATATGTATAAGTATCTTAATGGTCTTGGAACTGTGTTCTCTATTGAAGAATAATTAAATAATAAATGTTAAGACGGTGGGTCGCAATAGTGGCTCACTGTCTTTTTATTGCGAGTTGGTCTAATGGTAGGATTAGGGTCTCATAAACCTTAGATTTACGTTCAAGTCGTAAGCTCGCACCCAAATTGGCAGTTCTCGATAATCTGCTGTTAGTAGCTCTGTCTGCGGACAACTGAGGTCAAAGTAGATATGCGTATCAAAATGGCTAAATCAAATATGAAGTGAAACCAACACTCTTTAAATAAATGGTAAAAACGGAAAATATAAAACAATAATAAACTTGTTTGTAAGAAAGATGCTTGCATTTTCCCATTTTCACTACCGTTTGTGAAGTTTATTCGTCCAGTCGAGGGTGGAATGACGTTAAACTCTACCCTACCATAATGGTTCTGAGAAAATAATTATCAGAATTATGTTTGCAATAACCCCGATGAAAACGGTTGTCAACCTTTTGGGACATGATTATAATGAATGTTTATGGAACGATAGTTTTATAAGCAAGTCAACTTTGTATATGAAAGTATGCAAGATGAGAGGGAAATCCTCAAATTTAGTTGTGGTGCTAAGAGTTATCGCTTCAAAATGCACAGAGCTTATCGCTGTGGTAATAGACGCTTCTGTGAAGAATAAGCCTTATACTAACGAGTGGTATCGCAAAGTCACTAAGGTAATCCAAATCAACACAGTCTGTTTTGATGCTTGAGAAATCAGGCTATAAGGTAAGTCGCTGGTAAAAGTAGCCATATGACAGTATTGGGAACAAATCTTTTCTTTTTTGATGATTTTTTAAAAAAATTTCAAATGCTGAATGACTGGTGAAATTTGTGTATAACCAATTACACACAAGCTTTGAGAGAAATCTACGGTAAGAAGCTATGGGGTCGCTACCTATAGTTCAGCCTTATCGTCTTGGTGGCTGAAAATTGAAGAAGATAATGGAGGTACGGCGAAGGTCGTATTGCAGGCATAATTGTGGGAATTGTTTTTCTTACTGAAAACAAATAAAAATATCCCGTTCTGTGTTGGTGTACAAAACGAGATATATGATAAATGCTTGAGATAATCACGAATAAACAATACTGAAAGGATAGTTATAATGCTTGAAGTTTTACAATATATTTTTAGTAGTTTTTGGATATGGTTGGGTTTTACGATAATTATATCTGTAATTATGTATGCATTAAAAAACCTTGTTCTTGCAGCTTTAACTATTATTTGTGGAATACGGAAAAATAGAGCAAATTAATGGTCCATATTTATATCCTTGCAACAAGTGTTATAAAAAGAAATACCAAATGTGGTTAATCCTAACACTTTATTTTCGTAAATTGCTGATTGATTTACTGTATCTGTAATCAGCTTTGCTATTTCCTTATTACAGAATTCAACGACTTTAGGATTTTTATCAATATTATCATAAAGAGATTCGTCAAATAGTTGATTATCCATTTTAAAAAGCAATCCTAATCTAATTAAATTGTCTAATGATACTGAAATAGTATGAACATCATACAAATCATAATCTGTAAGATAAACATTGCTATGGAGAACTAAGTCATTGGATTTATTAACTATACTAAACTCTTTTATAGGCAGGGAAAATTGGTGTTCGCTAAAACTTTTAAAAATAATTGCATCAATCGGATCCATTTGTCGAATTATATCGACATGTGCTGGATGTGCCTGTGCTGAAGTCTTAGCATAAACAGATTTTGCTAAAAGATTAGCATACATATCTCTTAATACTTCATTATCTATTGATACTGATATAGCCTGAAGTGCAGGGACAAATACATAATTCGGCGGTGTTACTATTTCTTCATCAGGTATTTTCTCTAATTTTTTTTCTAATAATTTGGCTGTTTCTTTTACAGAATGCTCTTTGTTTAATATCCAAATATCAATCGGTGAACATATCGCATTAATTAATCTGCCAATTCTTGATATTCCCTTGACAGGTTCGGCAAGTGCTTTACCCATTTCTTGAGCGGCTGGTTTAACCGCATCGCTATAAACGTCTTTGACTATTCCGTCATTATTAGTCACGTTGTTTAAAAGATTTTTTCCTGCATTAATTAAATTATTTGTTTCCATATATTATTCATCCTTTCTGTTATTGTAAAATTGTATTTTATCCATCTTTAGAATAATTCAAATACTATGCTTGGTTTGTATGTAATATCTTAAGATATCTATAGCATATCACTTTTGCATAATATTTACAATAGTTTTTTGCAATTAAAGGCTATAAAAAAAACTGCAGATAATTTGTTAAAATATTACAAAATAATAGATATTTCCATATTGGTTTTCCAACTTAATGTGGATGCCATAATCTTGTATTACAAATGTAAATTGATTAAATGAATATAAACGAAAGGAAGTGACAAAGTGGCAAGAGCAACAGTATATAACCACATAACAACTGAGGAAAAGATAGCAGAAATCAATGAAAACAATACTTGGCTTATGAATGAATTTTTGGAGTATCTTGCCTCTGTTGACCGTTCTCCTAAAACGCTTAATGCTTATAGGAATGATTTACATATATTCTTTGTGTGGAATATTGATTTTAATAACAACAAAGATTTTATAAAATTAACTAAGCGTGAAATAGCAAAATTTCAGAATTATGCTATAAATGAATGGCATTGGAGTCCTAAAAGAGTTCGCCGTGTAAAGTCTGCTTTGAGTTCAATGAGTAATTTTATAGAAAATATTCTTGATGATGAAGATGAATATAAAGATTTTAGGTCTATTATTAAGAAAATTGAATCCCCTGCAAATGAAGCCGTGAGAGAAAAGACTGTTCTTTCAGATGAACAAGTTGAACTTTTGCTTAATACTCTTGTAGAACGTAAAGAATATGAAAAGGCTTGTGCAATAGCTATTTGTGCATATTCTGGAATGAGAAAAGCCGAGCTTCTTCAGATGCGAATGGAATATTTTGATGAAAGTCATCTTGAATTTGGCTGTCTTTATAAAACTGATAAGATAAGAGCTAAGGGCAGAGGTCAGTTAGGCAAGCAGATTAACAAATACATAATGAAAAAGGTTGATAAATATATCGACCTTTGGAGAACTGAACGAGAAAGATTAGGCATTGAATCAGAATGGGTATTTGTTAAGAAATGCAAAGATGGCTGTGTTAAGCGTGAAAGTGTTGATAATTGGACTGATGAATTTTCTGAAATTGTTGGAGAAGATTTTTATTTTCACTCTTTGAGACATTATGTATGTTCTAATTTGTCGGCAAATAACCTCCCTGCTGAAGTAATTCGTGAATTTTTTCAGTGGGAGTCGGTCGAAATGATTAAAATATACAACGATAACTCGGCTGTTGATGATTTCGATAAATATTTTTCTGTAGATGGTGTAAACAAACAGGAAAATAGCAAGAGATTTTCTGATATAAAATAACATCGTCTCACAGCAGACACCTTAAAAGACATAGTGGTTTACCCACACAATACAAAACAAAATGTCGGAATAGAGACTATAAACCTATTCCATTGTAGAAAGATACTACTAAAAACCGTAAAGGTTACTGCACCTAAAGCAGTTTTATATAGGGGTTACGGAAACCGTCTAAAAACCGAGAAAGCACCATTCATCACAAAATGGTGCTTTTATCACGTCTGATATTCCGTGTTAGGAATTAAGGATGACCAAAATTTATGGGTAGTGACCGACCACTGAGGTGAAATATGAATATTATAGTTAAAAATCGTGGAATGGGTAAAACTTGGGATATTGTTAAGAGGTCTATCGAGACTGGTTATCCTATACTTTGCTTCTATAAAAGTGATGAAATACATTATCGAGATATTGCAAGACAGCAAGGGTTTGACCCTAAAAAATTAAAGGTTATAGTTTGTAATAACATTGATGAAAATTTTACTGGACAAATGGTTGATGAATTTGGTGAATTACAGAAATACATAATTGATGAGGCAGAAAGTTTCTTTATGAATTTACTTGTGAGATACACGCACGGACAAATTAAACATATAGATACTATTTATATTAATTACGAAAATATTGTTAATGTAAATTATAATAAAGAGAAAATTAGAGAAAGCATTTCTTATCTTTTAGACCTATATTCAAACACAATCAAGGATAAAAATTGTGATTATGGTAAGGCATTAAATATACTTAAAAATGTTGATATGCTCAGAGGTCAGATTAAGGAATAATAAAGAATTGGAGGTGGGATAATGCCGAGTAAAAAAAGTAATGCTGGTAATGTTAAAGCAACTAAAAAATCTTTAGAAAGCAAAACAAATATAAATTCAGATATAAAAATCAATAAACTTACATTTGATGAGCCTAATAGAACTGAATTTTATTGTTATGCTTGTGGGAAAAGCTATAAAAAGCAAGATGGAAACTTTTGCAAATCATTATCCCCTCTCTTTGCGAGTAATAATGGTTTTGTACATATATGCAAAAAATGTACTGATAAATATTACTATAACCTCGTAGATTTATTTAGTGGTAACGAAGAAAAAGCAATGGATAGAATGTGTCAACTTTTTGATTGGTATTATTCCGATGAAATTTTTGCTGCTACAAGAAAAATTTCTGCTGATAGGTCAAGGGTTTGTGCATATCCAGCAAAAGCAAATTTACCACAATATAATGCTCGTGATAAGAGTTATATAGATACTATTAAGGATAGAGAGTGTATAACTCTTGACACGACTGACGATATAGAAGAAGCCAAAAATAACGGAGAACTTAAAGTTGCTAAAAAAACTATTTCTTTTTTTGGACTTGGCTATACCGCAGAACAATATAGATTTTTGCAAGACCAGTATGATGATTGGACGCATCGTCATGAATGTCGTACTAAGTCACAAGAAGAAGTATTCAAAAATCTGTGCATTGCACAATTAAACATACAAATAGCACAGCAAACAGGGGGCAAGGTAAAAGACGCTATGGATTCTTTTCAGAATTTGCTTGGTACGGCAAATCTTAAACCTTGTCAGACTAATGAAAATGCTCTTGCAGACCAAAATACATTTGGAACTCTCATAAAAAAATGGGAAAATGAAAAGCCAATTTCTGAACCTGACCCTGAATGGAAAGACGTTGATGGTATAGTAAGATATATTCATATTTATTTTCTTGGACATTTATGTAAAATGATGGGTATTAAAAATTCCTATTCTCGTATGTATGATGAAGAAATGGAAAAATATCACGTTGAAAAACCTGAATATGAAGGTGACGATGAAGCATTATTTGATGCTGTTTTTAGTCCTAAATTAAATAAGGATGATGATAATGGCAACTAATAATGTAAAAAAGACTGATAAAGAACTTGCAAATGATAAAGCACAAAGAGTTATGAACGGTGTAAACATATGGTGTTCATATTATAGAGCAAACCCTCATAGATTTTGTGCCGATTATTTAAATATTAATTTGAAGCTTTTTCAAAAGATTTTACTCTTTATGATGTTTTGGAGCAATTATTTATGTTATATTGCTTCGAGAGGTCAAGGAAAAACCTTTTTAATAGCTATATTTGCTTGTTGTAGATGTATTCTTTATCCTGATACTCAAATTTGTGTTTGTGCAAAAGCACGTTCTCAAAGTATAAATGTATTGGAAAAAATCACTACTATACTTATACCAAACTCAGCAAATTTACGATTGGAAATAAAGGATTATTCAACTAAGGGACAAGATGCTTATATTGAATTTAGAAATGGCTCAAGAATAAAAGTTGTTACAGCTAATGATAATGCACGTTCTAACAGAAGTAATATAATTATCATTGACGAATTTCGTATGGTTGATTTAGATATTATCAATAAGGTAATTCGTAAATTCAATACTGCACCAAGGCAACCTAAGTATTTGAACAATCCTGAGTATGCTCATCTTGCAGAAAGAAATAAGGAATTTTATCTTAGTTCTGCTTGGTTTAAATCACATTGGTCTTATGAAAAAGTTAAAGCTTATTGTGCGAATCTTGTAAATGACGAGAAACGTTATTTTGTATGTGGACTTCCTTATCAACTTGCTATAAAGGAAAATCTTTTATCGGCAGAACAAGTTGCCGATGAAATGAGCGAGTCAGATTTTAATGAGTTAAGTTGGCGAATGGAAATGGAGACCGAATGGGTAGGTGATGACGAAGGTGCGTTATTTGCCTATGATGACGTAGCTAAAAACAGAAAACTAAAAACTGCGGTCTATCCACCTAATTTTATATTAGGCATATCAGATAAAAAAGTTAAAATACCAGAACTTGCCCATAATGAAAAACGCATAATGTCTGTCGATGTTGCATTATTGGCTTCAACAAAACACGATAATGATGCTGCTGCAATTTTTATAAATAGTGCTTTACCTAATTATGAAAATAAGTATATAAGTAACATTATTTATACTGAAAATCACGAAGGGTTACATAGTGACGATTTGGCTTTAATGGTAAGACGATTATTTGACCAATATCATTGTACAGATTTGGTTCTTGATACAAGAGGTGTTGGTATTTCAATTTACGATACTTTGTGCCGTGATATTTATGATAATGAATTGGGGATTACTTATCCAGCTTTATCTTGTTGTAATGACCCAATAATGGCTGATAGATGTGTTGATAAAAACGCCCCTAAAGTTATTTGGGCGATAAATGCAACAGCTCAATTAAATAATGACATGACATTATTACTTCGTGAACAATTCAGACAGGGCAGAATAAATTTACTTGTTTCAGAATTTGAAGCCGAAGAAATATTACAAGGATATAGAGGGTATAGTTCTTTATCAGCAAATGAAAAAGCTAAAATGATACTCCCTTATATAAATACTACGCTTTTAATAAATGAGTTGATAAATTTACAGTCTGAAATTAAAGGTGTTAATGTAAAAGTGAAGGAAAGATCAGGAATGAGAAAAGATAGATTTAGTTCACTTCAATATAATATATATGTAACTATGTTATTAGAGCAAAAACTTGTTAGAATCAAAAAGCCTTGTTCTCTCTCGTCTCTCCCCTCTTGTGTATCAGCAATAGACTTCTAAAGGAAAGTAGGTGAAAATGTAATTGAATAAATCAGAAAAAGAAGAAAATTTTGATGTAATAATAGCATCAGAAAAGCCAGAAGATAACACAGTAATTCTTACTACCTCTGAAATGGGCAAACAATGGCTTGAAACAGCAATGCGAAATTATGATGCTGAAAATAAAATGTATTCTGCTTATCTTAATGATTTGGCATCAGGCATACCTATTATAAACAAAGAAGTCCTTGATGGACTCGCTGTAAATCCACAGAATGATTTAAACAAGGTCAAGAAAATAAATGAAATTGTGCGTGTTTATGTTAATAAAGACTGGATTATAGGTAAGGTTGCAGAAGTTATTGATACTAATGTTAATTCTGAATACAGACTATCGTATAAAGACTTTACATCGGATAAAAATAAGCTCTCACAACTTAATGAGTGTAAAGAAATAATATCATCTTTTAATGATGAAATTAATTTAAGAAGACTGATTAAAAATTCTGTACCTACAGCTTTTATAGAAGGCAATTATATCATATATTGTCGAGTTATGAATGATGGTCATTATAATGTATCTTGGTATCCACTTGGAGTTGTAGAAGTTTCTGATTATGATGTGAATGGTGAACCACAAATTCTCATAAATATGAAAGAACTACAATCCCGTCTTAGAAAGACTATTAAAAAGACAAAGAATAATAAAGCTTTGTTTTTTGAAAAAATCGAAGCAGAAATTAAAGCAAATTATCCTCCAGAGGTTTATAATGCTTTTATAAACAAAGACCCTTATGCAAAGCTTGATTGTAAGTGGTCTGGTGATATGAGACTTAATAATCAGAATAGACGATATGGTATCACGCCTATTTTTAGAGCTTTATATCCTGCACTTATGTTAGAGCAATTTGATGATACTGATAGAGTAAATGCGAAGGCAAAAGCAAAGAAATTTATTGTCCAGTTACTTAATGAAAAGCTTCTTGGAGAGAATGCTGATCGAGATTCTTATGAGGAACAAGCATTTGCACACGATAACCTTATGAAAGCATTTAAGCAAAAAACTGTTCTTGTAACAACACCTGCTTATGTTAAGGATATCAAATACGTTGAACCAAACACATCGAATACAGATAGTGATACTGTAACAAACTATGTTAATCGTGAGTTGTCTACATTGGGTATATCATTTCTTATGAATAGTGATGGAACAGGTGCAAGTGTTGCAAGTATTTCATTAGACCAGCTTATGAAAACTATTAATTGTATTACAGAGCAACTTGAATTTATTATTGAAAAATGGTATAGAAATATTCTTGTTAAAGCTGGATATAGTGCTGAATTTGCTCCTACTATTAGCATTCTTGACAGTGAACTTCTTGAAATGGACGTTAAACAGGATTTAGCAAAACTTCTTTATTGCAATTTTAACTGTTCTATGGAAACAGCACTCTCTATTCTTGGACTTGATATCAATGACGAAAAAGCTAAGAGAGAAAATGAGAACAATGAAAAGCTCCACGATATTTTCTTCCCCCGTTCTACTGCATTTACATCATCTGGTAAGGGCGATGTTTTACCACAAGATGTTGATGACAAAGGTGGTAGACCTAAAAGCGATAATGTAGATACAGTAGGTAAACAACAATATGATGAACAGTATAATAAAAACGAAAGAATTTGAATGCCCTTGTTGTGGTGAAAAACTCTATATACAAATAAATGAGAGTGGTGATATTATCATCACTCCTTTTATTTTACCTAAAGAAGATTGTTCTTCGATAGGAATATATGATTTTGGAATGAAGGGTGGTGAAAATAGTGAATAATTATGAGATGTCCTCTAATGTTATAGAACTTTCAGAACATAAAACTTATATAGAACTTACAAGAAGACTTTGCTATTACGATTATCCCAATTTAAACGGAGTCCAGCTCAACAGTGATACGGCAGAAGAAAGAGCACAGACTCTTTTAATGCAACCTGTTGTAGCAAAGTATAAGAAATTTCAAAACAAAGACGATTTAGGTGGACATGAATGTTCTGTTGATAGTAAGGGAAATGTTACATTTGGTACAGTTCCTATTGGTGTTAATGTATCTGTTGAAATTAAAAAAGACACTGTGAGCATCAATGATAACGCTGTTGAAACGCCTTGTTTATTTGCTACAAGTAGAATTTGGACAAGAAATAAAAATGTATGCTCTGCAATTAAAAGACTTTTTACAGAAGGTAAATTACATTCCTCATGGGAAATCCTTTCTGAGAAAGTAGAATACACAGATAATGTAAAAATTTTAAAGGACTACGTTTTTGAGGCTGATGCACTTTTGGGTTCTACATCAAACCCTGCATATGGAGAGTGTGCTGCTACTCTTTGTGTAGCAAGCACAGATGACCCAGAGTTATTACTGTCAGAAGCTATTGCTAATGACTTTAATATAGAAAATTCTGAAACAAAGGAGGATAAAACTTTGGATATTAAAGAAAACGAATCTATAGCTACATCTGAAACTGAAAATGTAAATACAATTACAAATGAAGTTACTGAAACATCTGAAACAGAGGTTAACACTGAAAACAAGGAAACTAATATTGAAAATTCTGAGGCAGTTGAAGTTTCTGCTCTTACAGATAGAGATATTAGATGTAAAATTGAGAAACTTTGTCGAGACAAACTTCGTTATTGTTGGGTTGCATTTATGTTTCCTGCCGAAAATTATGTTCTTGTGGAATATGATGGAAGAGAAAGTGAACTTGAGTACATGAAGTTTACTTATGCTGTTAATGGCGATGATGTTACAATAAGTGAACCTGAAAAGGTCAGACTTGCTGTTAGTGTTGCAAATATCAATTCTGAAATTTCAGAAAAGAACGATGTAATTATTAAGGCAAATGAAAAGATAACTTCTCTTAATGCTGAAGTAGAAAACCTTGCTAAGTATAAGGAAATGTTTGAAAAGGCTGAACTTGAAAAGGCAGAAAAAGAACTGGCTGAAAAGCAGGAAAATCTCAAGAAGTACGCTGTTAAGTCTGGATATATCACATTGGATGAAGTTGAGACTTCTGAGGAAATTAAGAAGCTTATTGATGCTGTTGATGAGAATGGTATTAAGGCAATTATTGTCGATAGACTTATGGCACAGAAGAATGATATAGTTAGCACGTCTGAGATAGCCGAAACAAAGACTACTGAAATTGCAAGTCTTACTTGCGATGATACTGTTGACACATCTGATTATAAGTCTGTAATGAAGAAATTTTTAGGAAAGTAAGAAAGTGAGGATTTATTATGTTTAGAGTTCTTGAAGACATTAACGCTAAGAATGCAGATGCTATGCACTCTGCTGGCGAAGATATGGTTATTGGTATGGGAGTTGTTAAGACCACTGGTCTTGAAGCAAAGTTTCCTGAGACTGCTACTGCAACAGACGTATTTTTCGTAACTAAGGAGATTATTCCTACTGGTCTTGATTCTCTCAAGGGTGAGATTTCTAATTATCAGCTTGAAACAATTAAGGACGGTGAAGCAGTTGTCCTTGTAAAGCCTATTATTGGTGAACTTTATTGGACTGACCAGATTGATTCAGGTCTTGCAGTTGGTGATTATCTTATGGTTGGTGTAGATGGTAAGTTCGAAAAGGCTACTACTTCTACTGTTAAATCTAATCTCAAGGTATTTTCTACCGATGTTAAGGATGCTGGTACACACGCTGGCATTGCCATTGAGGTCGTTGATTGGGGAGCAAATTCCTAATCGGAAGTTTATAATGAAAGGAGCTAAATAATTATGTCTACTAAGATTGAAATTGCTGAAATTATGGAAAAGAACGGTCAGATGTATGACTGGGCTGAAAAGGTAAATAGAGGTGCTTCTCTTACTGCCGAAGAGAATGAGATTTCTCAGGTAGTTGATGCTTGGGCAAAGGAAATTGGTACTAAGGGTAAGGATTCTGACAACGAGATTGCAGAGTTTATTATCAAGACAATTACTGACCCTATATATTCCAAGCCTGATGCTCTTATTGAAAAGATGTTTGATTCAGATTCTATTGGTGAGTTTGATGATTATATTATCAACAAGACACCTAAGAATACACTTGTAGCTTATGATGCAGCAAAGGGCGGTAATGTATTTAAGTCTTATATAGATACATCTGCTCTTACTCCTACTTGGAAGCACGCACAGGTTGAAACTGAGATTTCTTACGCACAGCTTCGCCGTGGTGGTTTTAAGAATATTGCTAATATGGCTGTATTTGCAAAGGAAGCTCTTGACAATAAGAAGATTAAGGATGTTTTCTCTGCTCTCGACACAGCTATTGCAGGTGGTAATCAGGTATTTGCCGTAACTGGTGGTGAATCAGCTCTTACTAAGGCTATACTTGATAAGCTCTCTCTCTACGTTCTTGACCATCTTGCTGACGGCGATGAGGGTATTATGTTTGGTCTTAATAAGTATGCACAGGCTATTGCAAATATGTCTGGTTATACATCTTATATGTCTGATAAGATGAAGGACGACTATAACAGATACGGTCTCGTTAAGGAATATGGCGGTTGTCTTATCGGTGGTTTCTCAGGAGCAAGAAAGGCTGCTGACGGTGAACTTCTTGTTCCCGATAAGCGTATTTTTGGTATAGCTGGCAAGGTAGGAAATATTTGTGACCGTGGTGAGCTTAGAGTTTACGAGACACTTGATAATAACAAGGAAAGAGTATCTCTCAAGTTTACAGGTTATGAGTACGGTATTAAGATTACAAACCCCGAGAATGTTGCAAAGATTACATTTACTACTTAATTTAATTTAATAAAATACATATGGGCGGTTAAATAAATTAACCGCCTTTGTTGTATATTGAAAGGAAAATTTAAAAATATGTCGATAAAAGAAAACGTATCTATTCCTATATTTAATTATAACGAAAGTAATATCTGTATTCCTACAAATGTTTCGACACATATACTTCCTCCTGCTATAGATGGAGTGCCTTCTGTTGATTATCTTTCTTTTGCAGAAATTAATTATGTCAATGGTATAAGCGATTGCTTTAGAACGGGTTTAGTACGATTTGATGATAATGACAAGGAGGAAATATATAGAACTCTTAATATTGCTAATTGGGAGAATATTCTAACTAACAATGAAATAAAAGAAATTCTTCTTAATCCAACTATTGAAGGATTACAGAAAATTATTGATATTACTAATGTTTCCATTTTTGATAGAGTAAAAACAATTTTTGTATCTCTTAAAGAAAATACAGATAATGATATTTCAAACAGGGTTATTAAAATCATGGAGACTCGTGAGCAGGAATTTAAACGTGGTATTTATAAGTCTCAGATAGTTCTCAAGCCAAAAGATGTTCCTGAAAAGACAGTTTCAAACGATGAAATCAATGCTATTAAAGAGCAAAATACTATGCTTATGGAACAGCTTGCTGAAATGCAAAAAATGATTGCTTCCTTAAAAACTAACAAGGTTGAGACCGATGTTCCTGAAATAAAGAAGGCAGGAAGACCTTCTACAAAGAACAAGTAAAGTAGGTGTTGGAAATGTCAACAACTTCTTTTGAAAAATTTTATTCCCGATTTTTTGATAAAATTGAAAAAGACGTGGACTTTTTTGATTATTATGATCATACATCTAAGGAATCAATGGAGATTGCACAGGAAAGAGCGAAATCTTATTTAAATGAAGCAGTTGATATTTTTACATTAAAATGCACACCAACTGTTGATTTCTTTGATATTGATTCCGAGAATGATTGTTTTAATTTTACCGTTACATCAAGAGAAATTGAAATTATAACGAGAATTATGTATTCAATTTATCTTGAAAGAGACATATCTAATCTCAAACCAATTATCAATAGTTTATCTGCTACAGATATAAAATCATTATTTTCGCCAGCAAATGACAGAAAAACTTTTGAAAGTTTACTTAATTGGTATAAAAGCAAGACTGACGTGCTAATAAGCAATTACGCCGCAAGAGACAGACTTACAAATAAAAGAAAATCAATAGAATATGATAATTATGAAAGTTAAGGTGATAATTTGATTAAAGATACAGATTATTACCGTGCTATTCATAATGCAACAGGCTGTAAAAAAAGAAAAGATATGGAAGTCAATACTATCTATAAACGTCTAAAGCGTGATTTTTATAAGACATTAGATGTTGAAACGTTCACTAATTTTATTACAGGTGAAAGTATTGATTTAAATATAAATAAACAGTCAAGAAGTGATGTTGCAGGATATCAGAAAGATTTTACCAGTCTTATTACTGCTCCTGTTAAACACGGCGATACTTTTTATGATGAAGATAATAAGGTTTATTGGATTTGTACAGAAGTAATGTGCAAAAGTAATTTATATTATGATGGTAAACTTACTCGTTGCAATAACTTTTTGAAATGGCAAGATGACAGTGGAAAAGTATTTGAATACCCCGTGTTTGATATAAATAGTACACAGTACAATTCTGGTGTCCAAAGTGATAAGATTATGACTTTGGGAAGTACACAGCATATGCTTACTATTACTGCTGATGAAAATACTATTGCTTTGGAACACGATAAACGGTTCTTTAGTGACAGAAATACTAAGCACCCTACGGTATTCAAGCTTACACAGAATGATACTACTGCATTGAATTATGATAAGGGATTGTTACATCTTACTATAACGGAAGACGAATATAAGCCTAATATAGATTCAATCAAAAATTGGCTTTGTGATTATTTTAAACCTAAAGCAAGTCAGTCCATTGAAATTACATATACAGGTAATCCTATAATTCGTGTAGGTGGGTCTGCTAAAACATTTACTGCTAATACTACTGAAACTGTTACTTGGGAACTTGTAACAACTGATATTCAGGATAAATATATCACAATGACTACAACTGATAACAAGTGCAAAATTAAGTGTTCTAATAATGAGTTGCTTATAGGTTCAAGTATTAAATTAAAATGTACTGATGTAAATGGCAATATCGGTGAACTGCTTATTGATATAGTAGGAGGTGTGTAATATTGAATAGTTCTTGCTTACGTCAATGGAAGAATCGTATTCTTTCGGAATTGCAGAATGATGAAACTTTTCTTGAAGTTCTTGGAACTACCGAGGAAGAACGAGAAGATTTAGTCTATCATAGACTGTTCCCTCATTATTACATACCTGATACTATTGACAAGGTTACTACATATGTTTGTGTTGAAATAGACATTCGTACTCATACTTGGAGTAAACTTTATGCCTACCCTACTATAACCTTTACAATTCTTGCACATCAAGATGATATGAAATTGAATATGGCTGGTATATCAGCTACTCGAATTGATTATCTTTCCGAGTTAATTGATGTCAAATATAACGGAGCATTGAATTTTGGTGTTGGTAAACTTGAACTTGAAACTAATATCGCAGGTAATCTGAATGCTAAATACAGATATCGGCAATTAGTATTTAAGGGCGTAGACATTAATGATAATTTGTGTGATAGGAATAATTGAATATGACTTATACAGTTGATGAATTAAGTTTGTATGCAGGTGAGCCTGTTAAAATAACGGACAAGATTGTAATGAAAGTACCAACTCTCGGTCAAATCCGTAAGTTTGGTGATACTAATTATTTTAATTTTGTACATACCTTCACAGCTACACCTATGGACGAAAATATGATAGTATTTCTCACTGATATAGGGATTGACTTTAATCATATTTCTAATTTTGAGTTGTTTGTATTACTGACACGAATTATGCCTAAAGGAACAGAATTGTTATTTGAAGGTGGTATAGATTTTACAAAGTTTGAACTCAAAACGAGCGATAACGAGATGCCATATTTGGAAAATTCCAATGGCGCAATAATAAATGAAGGTGTATATAATTTAATACTAACAAATATGAGGGCAATTAATAATATCCCAATTCCTAAAATCACAAGAGTAAAAGACGATGAAGTTCAAAAACAACTTGCTATCGAAGATGCAAGAAATCAATTGGAATCAAGGAAAAGAAAAGCCATGTTTAAACCGTCTGGGTCTGCGTTAATGCCGATTATATCATCTATGGTAAATAGCGTAGGATTCAAGCATGACGAAAAGACTGTTTTTGATATGAATATTTATGCTTTTTGGGATTCCGTAAATAGGATTTCAGTTATAAAAAACGCAGATAATCTTTATTATGGTTTATATAGCGGTTGTTTAGATTTAAAAGGTAATCCCTCATTAAAAAAAGAATTAGATTGGATGAGAAAACTTTAATTCTCATCTTTTCTTTTATAAAACTAAAAATGAAAGGAAGAAAATAATATGGCTGAAAATTTTGATATTAATTCTTTTGTCATTGAAAGACCCACCAAGGCAATCTTTATGAACTCTGATGATACTACAGCTTGGTACACAAATCAGATTCAGGATTTTTCTGTAAAGGTAGACGGAGAGGAAGAGACAAAGAAGGATGCTGCTGGTAATACTATTGCTACAGTCACCAAGGGTAAGGATTGTACTGCATCTTTCAATGTTGCGGTATATGACCTCAACATTATCGCAGCTCTTAATGGTACTCAGAAGGAAATTGCAACATCTTCTGCCAAGATTGCTACTCCTGCTTTTGAGGAAGTTAAGGTTACAGCTGACAACAAGACTGCTATCGTTCTGAAAAATGCTGTTAAGGCGGTAGGTACAGCATATAAACTCAGTGTTACAACTCTTACGAATGACGGTTCTCCTAAGAAGATTTTTAAGCAGGGTTCTGCCGAAGCTGCCGGTGTATTTACATATACAAGCGGTACAAAGACTGTAACATTTAACGAGGGCGATCTTGCAGAGGGTGATACTGTTCTTATTGTTTATGAGTATGATACTGAAAAGGCAGTAAGAGTTGCTGCTTCTAGTGATAAGTTCCCTACTGCTGGCAAGCTTTATGTACAGGTTGCAGGTTTCGATATTTGCGATCAGTCCACAAGAGTTTATGCTTATTACAGATTCCCTACTGCAAAGCTCACATCTTCTTATCAGACTGATATTCAGCTTGATGCTACAATTCCTATGGAATTTAACTGTGCAGTTGATTATTGTGGTGATGATAAGAAGTTCTACGATATTGTTGTTCCTTCTTCGGAAGTGGCATAAGGAATATTTGAGGTGCTGAAATGTATGTGCCTAATTTAAGGATTTGTTGGATTTGCGGTACAGAGTACAAATACTGTGAAAAGTGTGACCCATTACATTCTTGGAAAACTATGGCTTGTTCAAGAGGTCATTATCAGGTTGTAATAATACTTGACGAATGGCGAAATGGTGTAACAACATCTGTTGAATCTGCTGAGAAATTCAAAAATATTGGTATCACACTTGACAGTGATTTTTCCGAATATTTGCCTGAAGTGGCAGAACTTATTAAGAAAATCATTTCAGAAGGAACAGTTATCAAGCCTGTATCTATTGTCAAGAACAAGTCTGAAAGCAAATTTGATAAGAAAAACAAGTAAATAATTATAGGGAGGACGACCATTTATCGACAGCCGTTGAATATGGTTGTCTTCCCTATTTTTTACGTGATATATGAAACGTGGTGGCTAATGGCAAAGAAGAAGTCTAAATATAATGTTGATTTATCGGATAAAGGCAAGGCAAATCGGACATATAAAGGCATAACTTTTGATAGTGAGACGGAAATGAAATTCCTTGTTGAATGGATCGAGCCTAAGATGAGTTCAGGCGAAATCGTCTCATACGAAATGCAAGTCCCTTATATTTTACAAGAAGGATTTGTTAATTTTGAAGGAAAAAAGATATTGCCTATAAAGTATGTAGCTGATTATGTTATCTCTTTTACAGACGGAAGAAAAATAGTTGTAGATGTTAAAGGACTTCCCGATACAACTGCAAAATTGAAGAAAAAACTTTTTGAGCATAAATACTGTAATATTCCTTTTTATTGGTACTGTCGTAGTATCAAATATGGTAATGGCGATAATTGGATTACATATGATGAACTCGAAAAGAAACGTAAAGCAGAAAAGAAATCTAAAAACAAGTAATAAGGAGTTTTAAAATTATGGTAACAGAAATGGTTACACTTACATTTGCAGAAATGCAGTCTTTTATCAATTATGTGGTTGATAATACTCTTATTTATGGTATGGGATATAAGGACGTTCTCATTCAGTATTGTACAGCAAAGTTCTATGGTAAGATAGAATTTGAGTCTGATGACATTGCAGAGATTTATGATAATGAGTATGAAAAGCTTTATTATAGTGATTATGCTGTGAATAAGGGGCAGTTTGCAATAATTGAAAACGCAATCAACGAGGAACTTGACCGCAGAATTAAACTTCTCTCGGCAAGTATGGTTATGTCAGATGCTAATGATGCTATTGCAAGTCTTGCCACAAAGCTCTCTAACTTTGTAGATGCCCTTGGTAAGGCTAATAAAAATATAAACATAGATTCTGACAAGGTAAATGCAATGGTTGATACTATGGGTAAGATTAAGGATAATGTAACAGCTGATAATCTTGTTAAGGCTATGGTGGATAATGGCATTATTAAGGGTAAAAAGAAGACTACGAGAAAGCCCAAGTCAGTCACAGAGGTAGCCGAGAAAGAAGCAACAGCAAAGAACATTACTGTAAGCAAGGGTGGTAAGTAATATGGAAATAAGAGAAAACACTGGTCTTGTAGAAAAGACTTTTACAGCAACTACTTATTTTTCAACCAGATATATTAAGAACTTTGTGGCGATGACCGCACACTTTAAATCAAATCCGTATTTTGTTGTGAATTTCAATGGTTCTGAAAGAGTAGTAAATGCTAAATCTATACTTGGACTTCTTAGTGTACAGATATATGAAGGCGATGTAGTTAAGGTCGTTGTTTATGTAGAAAATAAAGAAGATGAAATCATCGCTAATAAGGAAATGAACGAGATACTGGATTTCGTATCGGTGATGTCTAATGAATCTTAAAAATCAATTAAAAGGTATTGACGTGACAAAGCTGAAATTTAAAAATGGTAAGACCTATGGTCAGGTTATGGTTGAAGAAACCAATCGGCTGAGAGACTGTATTCAAGCAAGGCTTGATGATTATTTAAGAACATACCCATATAGGTATAGCAATACAAATCCAACATACAAACGTACAGGGGCATTACAGAACTCATTAAAAGTCGATGACATTTTAAAACTTAAAGTAACCGGTAAAACCATGAGTCTTGATATTTATTTTGATGACAGTGGATATCATCAGTCTGGTGATGGTATTCAAAGTTGGGACGGCAACGGTGAAACGGTAAATACTGCTTATCTGCTCAACTACGGCTATGAGGTAAAAGAGGACGTATGGTTTAAGGATATCCCCTATTTTGGTTATCGTCCAGCTGGGCATTTTATAGAAGATGGAATAGCAGATTTTGAAGCAAGTAATCCTTATGGAATAAAAATACAGGTACACAAGCCTAATGGATACAACGTGTAAACAATAAATATAGTATAAAGGATGTGATTATTTAATGGCTAAAGATACAGATGGTCTGCTTTTAACGGCGAGTTTGGATATAAGTAAAACCGTTGAAATTATTAAAGAGAATATAAAAAAACTTAATACGGTTTTAGCCAGTGATAATTCAGCAAGAGTGAAGATTGTCGGTGGACTTGACTTGAATAAAACACAGTCCCTTATACAATCTCAGATATCCACCATTAGTAAGAATTTAAAACTGAATATTGGTCAGATTGATACAAGTAGTTTAAATACAGCACTTTCTAATGTTCAGAATAAAGTTATTGGTACTAATAATGGATTAACTATTAAGCCTACAGTTGATGGCAAAATTATTGAGGACACTGATGCTCTTATCAAAGCGGTTGTTGGGAAATTACAGCAGTTAAATAACATTGATTTAAAAACGTTCAAAGACAATTTAAAAAATATTTTTGGAGTATCAAGTAAGGAAATTTCAGATGATGCTACAAGTTTAATAAATAATTTAAGGCTAAAACCAGAAGATACGACAGCTATTATTCAAAGTTACAGCAATCTTATAGAATCTATTAGAAGTACATTCCTTTCAAAGGGAATGGGAAACATTACTGATGGAGCGAATTTTGAAAATAATGTCATTACTTCGATTTATAAGGCTGCAACTGAATATAAAAATCTTGAACAGACTGCTACACGGTCAGCTAAAGAAACACAAACTGTTACTAAAGCTACCACAGAAATAATTGATAAGGAAACGCAGGCTATAAAAATCCAAACGGATGCCTATGAAGACCTTGCATTAGCCAAAAAATCAGTTATAACTGATGCTTCTGACAATCAACTTGCAAAGACTGAAACTTATTCTGATAGAGCAACTGGGAGAAGCAAAACTATAGTTTATGATTCAGAAGATAACGAACAGGTTATTCGTTATTCTGAAAATATCAATAAAGTGGTTATAGCACAAGAAAGAGCCAATGCTTCTGCAATTAAGCTTGAATCTACTTATGCTAAAATAAAAAGCCGTATAGAGGATTTAAATGCTTCGAAACCTATAAAAAATGAAAGCAATAAAGAAAAATTAGCAGAACAATATATTAAAGTAGAACAAGCTATTGATACAGTTAAAAATGCCGATAGTACCACTTTTGCCGTAATGAAAGCAAATGCTGAAAAGGAAATCTCTACTTTGCAGAATTTGGAGCGTGCTTTCAGAAATGCTGAAAATGCAGCAGAAGAATTGAGAACTCGTGATGTCTCGACTATTAAAACTGAAAATATTCAAAAACTTGCTCAATTTGGAGCTAAAATTCAAGGCAGTAAAGTTCCTATATCAGAAATGAAAGCTGATCTTGATGAGTTAAATGCAGCAATTCAAAATATTGGAACTAATGATACCGAAGGTCTCACCAAATTTCTTAATCAATTTGACATTGCAAGAGCTAAATTTTCTGCATTAAATCAACAAATGATAACTGATAATTCAATGCAGAGACAAGCACAACAGGCAGAACTGCTTACGCAACGTATAAAGAAACTTACTGCTGAAATCAATACATATAAAGACTCCAATTCAAAAGCAATACAAAGCAATCAGCTTACATCAAATGGAAAAACTTTTTCTCAAGAGATTGAGAATATGCTTTTACAGCTTTCACATTGTGCTAATAATGATGATTTCCAAAAAATTGCCGCAAATTTTAGAAACATTAAAGCAGAAGCTAAATCTTTAGGTCTTGAAGGTGGAACTATTTTTGATAAGCTTTGGGCTAACTTAAAGAAATTTTCATCTTGGATGAGTTTAACTTCCTTAGTATCTACTTTCGTAATGGATATAAGAAATGCCATTACAGAACTAAAAGAAATAGATACTATTTTAACTGAGATTTCTAAGACTTCTGATTTAACAACTGAGGCTCTCGCTAAACTTGGCAAAACATCATTTGAATCAGCAAGCAAGTATGGCAAAAAAGCAAGTGACTATTTAACTGGTGTGCAGGAAATGTATAGAGCTGGTTTCCAAAATGCTCCTGAAATGTCTGAACTTTCTATACTTGCACAAGCAGCTGGTGATTTAACTTCTGATGCTGCTAATGACTATCTTATAGCGACAAATAGTGCCTATGAGTTAGGTGGCAGTATTGAGAAATTAAATGCAGTTTTGGATTAACATAAAAGTCCTCATATATAGAAATATATATGGTTGAAGTCTGCTTTTATCGGAAAAAACGTAGAGATACATAATTCCGAGGATAAGACTATATAAAATAAGGTGGAAAGGAATACAGTGACTCAAAAATGTATTTGTTGCCACAAAGAAAAGGATATTAAATTATTTAAAGAAAAATGCAAAACTTGTAAATTATGTAAATGGTTTAAAAAGCATCAATTAAATATTCCTGATGACTGGAATAAAGACGATGTAAAGTATGTAATTGAACAAATACACGATTCTCATACAAGTTACTTAAATGATATAGCCAAAGATTTAGATAGACCTTTAAATGACATAATAATTTTATTAAAAGATAAATTAGAATTACATAACATAAGAAATCAAAAAGTTAGAATAAAAGTTATATGCGATAATTGTGGTAAAGAGTTTGAAATTAGTCCATATAAATTAAAAATAAACAATTTTAACTTTTGCACACACGAATGTTATAGTAAATATAGAAGTAAATATTATGTTGGAGAAAAGGCATCTGTCTATACTAAAACAAAATGTGAATGTGATAATTGTCACAAGGAAATTTTAATTCCTAAAAACAAATTAAAAGCTGTTAATGCTGAAGGAATCAGTCATAATTTTTGTAATCATAAATGTTATAGTGAATTTAGAAGTAAATATTACGTTGGGAATAAATTATATAATACAGGAATACATTTTTCAGATGAACAACGTGAGCAATGCAGAATTAATACTGCCAAATGTTATGCCGATGGAAAAATCAAACGTAATACTAAACCTCAAATTATTATTAACTCATTGTTAAATGATATGGATATTAAATATCAAAATGAAAAAATATACAAATACTATTCGGTAGATAATTATTTAATTGATTCT